TCAGCCTGGCGTTCCAGAGGGTTCCGGGTCCCCCAACTGCGCCTTCAACCATGCGTCGACGGCGGATTCAAGCCAGACGGCGCAATTGATGGCCAGCTTGCGGGGCGCAGGGAAACTGCCTTCCCGAATGCGCGTGTATATCGCGCTTTTTTTCAGCCCGACGCGATGTTCAACTTCGGGCAGCCGGATGAAGCGGTCAGCCATGTTTCTCCCCCCTTCGGTCACTTCAGTTTGACGATGGCCTCACGCGCCTCGACCAAGGCCGCTTCGGCGCGGGCCAGTCGGCCTGGCGACGTAGCGCGGTCGATGGCGATGTCTTCGGCGGTTAGCATGGGTTCCTCTTCAATCAATTTTGGTAGCGTTAACCGATGTGTGTCAGGTTTCGTCGTTATGGTTACAGGCGCCTGATAGGCGCTTCTGGCGACGCACGATCGGATTACTTTCGCCATCGACACGTTGCGACGCTTTGCCTCGGCCTCGACCCACTCCATGAGGTATTCGGGCAGGGCTACCGCCAACCGCTTCGCCAGCCCGCCGTTGTCATTGAGGCGGCGCTTCATCGTCACGCCCCCGCCGTCTCAGGCGTCGGCGCTTGGCGGCGCACCAGTTCGGCAGTGACGAGGGCTTCCGCCTCCTCCAGGGTGTCGGCCTCGACTTCCCACGGATCGTCTCTGCCGGCGTCATCGGCAGCCGGAAGGCGCGCCGCGAAGGTGGTTTCCAGCACCGCGCCAGCGTCGATCCTGATGATTTCTCCATCGCTGTATCGGTCGAGGATTTCGCCGGGATCGGAGTATCCGCACTCGGGGTCTTCGTAGTCCCAAAAGATGGTCGGGCGGGGTGCCTGCATTGCGGCCAGCCGCTCGATCTCGTCGGCAGCCTCCCGCAGCAGGGCCAATTCCTCTGCCTCATCCAAGCCGCTGGGGGCTGCGCGCAGGCGTGAAACTAAATCGTTCATTTCAATCTCCTAATCCGACAATTCTCAGACCGCGGAAGCCGCCGCCAGCAAGGCTTTGCGGCCACCGGGGAAAGTTTTGTAGATGGTTGCTTCGGAGCAACCGACCTTCCATGCGATGCGATGTCCAGCGACGCCGCGCAGCAGCATGTCGCGGACTTCGGTATACTTTTCTCCGACCAGTACCGGCTTGGCACCAAGCTTCACTCCGCGCGCCTTGGCGGCGGCGAGGCCGGCCTTGGTGCGCTGGCTGATGACCATGCGTTCGTTCTCGGCCATCACCCCGGAGATCGAGAAGACGAACCATCCCTGCGGCGTGGTAATGTCGAAGGGCTCGGTGATGCTGCGCAGGGTGGCGCCCTTCCGGGCGATCCGCTTCGCGGTCAGCAGATAATGGATCAAGTCCCTGCTCATGCGGTCGAAGCGCCACACCAGCAGTTCGTCACCCTCGCCGAGCGCAGCGATCGCGTCGGCCAAGCCGGGTCGCGCGGTGTCGGCGCCCGACAGAATGTCAGAGAAGATATTCTCCATCTCGACGCCGGCGCGCAGCAGTGCGCGCTCTTGGAGATCGGTGTCCTGGTGGTCGGTGCTGACCCGCATGTAGCCGTACTTCATCGCCTCCAACTCCCAGCAATTTTCGTCATCTCGCGGTCGAGCAGGAACCCGCGCCGCACGACGACACGACCGAGGGCGGCGATCTGCGCCCGGCTGCCGCCGTGGCGATACAAGCCGAGATAGCTGTTGCAGCTGGCCGGGACATCGGCCTTGGGCATGGTCGCCAATCGACGCAGAGCGACGCGGTGCGTCTTCGGGCGACCCGAGCGCCGGTGCGGGCGAATGACATGGCCGACGAAGTCGATGCCCTTGGCGAGCGGCGCGACGAAGGTCTTCGCCTCGGCCAGGGCCAGGCCGATGCCGCCCATGTGGGTGCGGATCGCCGCCGCAGCCTCGAGCAGCACCCGTGGCTCGGCGTGGATCAGCACCATGTCGTCGACGTATCTGACGTAGTGGCGCATCCCCAGCCGGCGCTTGATCATCTGGTCGAGGCTGTCGAGATAGACGTTGGCGAAGAACTGGCTGCTCAAGTTGCCGATCGGCAGGCCGACCCCGGGGAGCGCCTGGAACAGGCTTTTGCGCGGGGGCACCCGGGCCATGTCTTCCAAACGGCCGCGGACGATGGCGTCGCGGCGGACATCCTGGAACACCAGGCGACGGCACAACTCCAGCATGGTGGGATCCTTGACCCGTCTGGCCAGCATGGCGAACAGGTCGGCGTGGCGGATCGAGCCGAAGAAATTGGCGACGTCGGCCTTGAGCAGAAAGACCGGCTTGCTCCAATTCTCGGTCGCCGAGCGCATATGCCGCTCCAGCCGGTCGGCGGCATAGAGGGTGCCGCGTCCCTTGATGCAGGCACAGGAATCGGCGATGAAGGCGGGTTCGAATAGCGGTGCGATCGCGCGGTAAACCAGGTGGTGGACGATGCGGTCGCGGAACTGGGCAGCCCACACCTCGCGCGGCTTCGGCCGGGTGATGGCGAAGACCGATGCCGGCGCCGGTATCCAGGTTCCGGCCCGCAGTTCGGCCAGCAGCGCCATCAGGTTGTCCTCGAGCGCCACCTCGAAGGCCAGCGCCGAGCGGGTGGTACGCTTGTGCCGGCGGCAGTCGTAATAGGCCTCGAAAAGTTGGGCCACGGTGATCTCGGATGGCTTGCGGGTGATCATGTGCGGACGGCCCGGACACGGAAGCTGCCGCTCTTGTTGTTGTTGTTCTGGTTGCCGTTGTTGAAGTTCTGCAGCCAGGCGTAGCCGGACCGGTCGGGGGTGTACAGGCCGGGCCGGCGATTGCCCCCATGGGCATTCGAGCGCCCGAGTGCATCGACGCCGACCAAGCTGCGCCGGGACGCGCGGGGGAGCACCCGCCGTATCCGATTGGCGCATGGAGCGATCCCGGGCGTGCAAGCGCCCGTAAGCGTGGCCGCTACCCCGACCAAATGATGCGCACGGGCGCGAAAGCCTTGACCTTCGGGCATCAGGCGCGACTCCTCGCATAGTTCAGCCATCCCGACGCCTGCTTGCCGACGGCGTCGGTGAATTCCACCGTGGCCCCGAATTGGCCCGGGGAGATCAGGAGAAGGTCTTTGGACAGCCGCAGCAGCAGCCGCAGCGTTTCGAGATGCTCACGCATGTCCTCCAGCACCGGGGCCTTGTCGGCGGTGCAATTGGCCCGGAAAATCCTGACCACCACCGCCTGGGCCTCGGCGAAGACCTCGCGCGCCAGTCCCTGGCGATAGCCGCGTGGATATTGCTGCGTCAGCTTTGCCAGAAGCTGCAACATCTCGTAGGCCGCCCGGTAAATCGGCAGATCAGTGGCGCGCGCCATGCAAAATCTCCTCAGGCATCAGACCCGGCCGCCGAAGCGGCCGGGAAAGGGGTAAAGATCAAAGAGGACATTTGCGGACGGCCCGGACACGGAAGCTGCCGCTCTTGACGTAGTAGGCCTGGCCGCCGTAGCTGAAGGTCTGCAGCCAGGCGGAGCCGGACGAAAACTCGGTCGACGTCCAATAGGCGTCGCGGTCGAGGGCTTCCGGGGCGCCCACCTTGAAGGCCTCGGCCATGGTCTGCTCGGGAACGTAGCCGGCGCCCGGCATCAGGTTCTCGGCCATCAATGCGGCATCGTGGCGGCTGGGCAGATGCCAATCGTCATGGCCGCCGATGGTGCGGCTGCGGCAGAACTGTGCGGCCGGGTGGTTCTTGTTATTCATCGCTTCGGAGTTGGCCACCCCGTCGCGGACACTCCGCGCCCCAGCCGTGCTGGTGTTCCGGACCTTCCATTTCAGCACGGCCTCGCCTTCGGCCTTGGGGGCGACGACCAGGGCATAGGGCCGGCCGTCCTGCAGCGAGATTCCGGCGAAGAAGCCGCCCTCGAATGGCGCACCGAGCGCGACGGGGTCGGCGATACCGGGTTTCAAGTCAATCGTCATGTCAGGCTCCCCTGATGGTGGGTTGAGAAAAGGCAAGTCAGGCCTCCGATGCTTCCTCTAGTTCGGTGATGGCCTGGCTCGACCAGGCGTTGATCCGGCCCAGCACGGCGAGGGCATGGCCGGGACGAGCCTGGATCTGCTTGATCCGGGCGATGGCATCGATGTCGCGCAGCAGCTCGCGGATCACCGCCAGGTCGAGCGCGGCATTGCGGGCGGCACCGACGGACGGGCTCGGCGTGGGGACCGCATAGAAGGTCAACATGGCCGGACTCCTAGAACAGGCTGAACTGGGCCGCCGGCGGCGGGCTGGGCGGCAGCGGTAGCGGCGCGATCGTCAGCCGGTAGCCGGCGGGCAGAATCGGCGACCCGGCGGCGTCGAGCAGGCGGCGGGCGGCAGCGACCAGGTCGTCCTCCGTCACCACGCTCACCGCGTCGCCGGTGGCGATCGCCAACGTCACCGGGCGCTGGTAGCCGTCCTGGCGCACCGCCACCGTGATTCCGGCCAGCGCCGGCAGCGGGCCGCCGATGGCCAGGACGTTGCGAAGGTGGTAGACGACGCGGCCGTCGTCAGCCGCAGCCTGGCGCCACATGTCGAGCGTGTCGCCGGGCGTGATCGCCTCGAAGTGCAGCAGCTGGAACACGATCCAGTCGACAAGGGCGGAATCAGCCATCGACCGGCTCCTCGCCAGACGGCGCGGCGCTGAGGCACAGGGTCTGCGGCCATGCTGGGATCAGCGACGGCTCGCGCCAGTCGTCGTCCCAGTTGCCGCGCGGATGGCCGTTGGCGGGATTTCGGCCGCAGCGCGGGCAGGTGGCCAGGTTGGCGACACGGGGGCAAAGGATGCGGGCTGCCATCACGCCACATCCCGGTCGACGATTTCGAGGTGGAGGCAGGCGATGGCAATGGCGGCGCCGACATTGGGCAGGCGGTCGATCCCCTTTGGCGGCACGCCGAACAGGCCGTCGAGCAGCGGCGCCGGATTGATGCCGATGTCCTCGGGATCGAAGCGGCGCGATGTGTCGATCTCGCGGTCGAGCGGGTGGCCGGACCACGCGTTGATGCCCTGGGCGATGCGCAGGTGCACCTCGGCGGCCGAGACCGGCGGGAATTCGCGGGTGCAGGCGACGATCTCGGCAAAGGCCTTGTCGCGCGACCCCGGCGCCGCGGCGGCGAAGGCAGCCTTCACCTCGGCCGGATGCGGCTTGCCCTTCAGCATCGCCTTGAGGTCGGCCTCGGCGCCGAAGCGCAAGCTGGGCACCACGAAGCCGGCCGGATAGGACTCACCGATCGCCTCCTTAAGCGCCGCGGTCTTCATCGTCTCCGGCTTGCCAGGCACGCCGGCTGCGCGGGCTATGTCGGCCAGGGTATCGCGGCGGATGCCGTCGAGGTCGTCGATGGTCAGGCCGAGCCCGTGCTTGTCCTCGGCGCCGACCAGGCCGAGCGATTTGGCGATGGCCAGCGCGACGGGCGAGTCGCCGAGGCCGCATTCAAAGCCGGCGAAGCTGCCGGCGCGCAGGGCGACGATGGCGGCGAACAGCGACGCCAGGTCGGCGCCGGCGACATCGCACAGCAGCGCCCACACCTGCGCCTCGTCCCAGCTGACGTAATCCCATTCGTTCTTCGCCGTCTTCGGCCGGATGCGGTTGGGAGTGTATTCGACGGTGCGGCCGGCGGCGTGGCTGCAGCGGGACAGGAAGGCATCGACCACGGCGCGGGGGACGGACGCGGCGACCTGGTCTTCGCGACCATGATCCTCGGCCTTGATGTGGACGGCGCCGGTGGCGCCGAGCAGGGCCATGATGGTGGCGCGCATCGCCATCTCGGGCGCCGCGGCCATCGCCGTCTGCAGCGCCGCCGTCTTGCGCCGGTGGGCGGCTGCGTTGTGGCCCTTGGTGGTCGGCTCGGCCGGAACGGCGGGCCGCCCGGGGGTGGATGACGGCTTGGCCTTGATGTCGGCGAGTCGAGTCAGGTCGGCATGGACGATCACCTGATAATCGCGCTTGACCTCGATGACGGCGCCGGGCGCGGTACCGGGCGCTGGTGTGCGCTGATACTCGCCCACGTGGAAGTAGTCGCCTTTCCCGAGGACCTTGACCCAGGCATAAATCTTGCCCAACTCGGCCGCCTTGGCCTTGACCGCCTTGGCCTGCAGCGCCTGGAATTGGGCGCCGTCGGCGAACCAGCGCTTGCCGGGTTCGTCCTCGTCCTCGATCCAGCCGCCCTTGTAGGCCGCCACGTCGAAGAACGCGGCGCTTTCCGGCCAGCGACCGTCCATCACCCGGCGCTTGAGGTCGCCGGTGGTGCGGACCTGACCATTCCTGATGGCGTCCACCGCCTCGCCCTGCTGGCTTTTCGGGCAGTAGGCGGCGAGGATGTTGGCGAACTCGACGGTGATCTTCCCCTCGGCCAGGGCGTCCCGGGTCTGCGGGGTCAGGTCCTTGACCAGGCGCAGGCGCTTCTGCACCGTGCGCATGTTCATGCCGACCACGTCAGCGATCTCGGAGGGCGCCGCGCCCTGGCCGACCAGGGCGGCGAAGGCCTCGGCCTCTTCGAGGGGCGTCATGTCGCGCCGCGCGACGTTCTCGGTCAGCGCCAATTCAAGCAACTTGCGGTCGTCGCAGGGGTCGACCAGGCGCACCGGCATGGGAAAGTACCGCTCGGCCTCGTCCCGGCTGATCCCCAGTTCGACCGCGCGCCAGCGGCGCTCGCCGGCGATGATCTCCAGCAGGCCGCTGCCGTCGGGATGGTGGCGCACCAGCAGCGGCAGCAGCACGCCGTCGGCCTTGATCGACGCCCACAGGTCGACCAGCGAGTCGGGGTCGAAGCGCTTGCGCGGGTTCAGCGGCGAGGGAACGATTGCGTCGTGGTCGGCGATGTCGGGCAGCACCGGCAGCGGGCGTGGCGCGGTCGCGGCGCCGGCTTCGGCGGCGGTGGCGCGGGCGATCGCGGTGCCGACGATCGACAGCGACACGTCGAATTCCTTCGCCAGCGCGCGTTGCGACGGCGCCGGGTCGCGGCGCGAGGCATTGAGGATGGCGGCATCGGTTGCGGCGGAAAGCGGCTTGGCCATGGCGGCGGGTCCTTCAGGAATTGGCGGGGGCGCGAACGGCATTCGCGGCGGCGGCCCAATCGGCGGCGAGGCAGCCGAGCGACGCCATGCCCGGGCTGGAGGGCTTGCCGACGATCCAGCGGCCGGCGCGCAGCGTGGCGCGGGAACCGTCGACGAAGGGCACTTCGGGCGGCGGCGCCACCACCGGGCGGGTGAGGATCAGGCGGCAGGTGGCCGGGGCGAAGTCGATGATGCCGCGGCCCTGCAGGCGCCAGGCGGTGTCCTTGTCGAGGCCATTGAGATCGCCCAGGGCGACCTCCTCGCCGGACAGCAGGCGGGCGAGCAGGCTGCGCTGGCGCGGCGAGAAGCGCTCGGACGGGAACAGCGCCGACAGGCGGGGCGGGATCATGCCGACGCCCTCACGCCCGCCGGCTTCGCCGGCAACCCGATCGAATGCGGGCCTGCGCCCGCGGTCCAACTGCCGGCCACCCGCCAGTCGCCGCGATCGCACAGGCGCTCGGTCTCGCGGTCGTCGGCGATGTAGGCGTAGGTGCCGCCGCGGTGTTCGAGAATGGTGACGGTGGTGGTCGTGGCCTGGGCGCGAACGCCGGCTTCGCGGATCAGATCGGTGGGGGGTAGGGCCTGGGGACAGGGCATGGGGACCTCCATCGGGGTATCGATGGAGGTAGAATGTTCAGGTCATATGAATATGGCAAGAAGAAAATTCATGCCGCTTGAAGTTTGGTCTGGTCGCGCCCGATATGCTTGGTCTCGGCGCGCCTTCGGGGTATCTTGACCAGCGCAATACAGGGGCCACGTTCCGATCATGGCGACCACGTTCGATACCTTAAAGTTCGTCGAAACGCTCGAGGCCGGCGGCTTCACCCATGCCCAGGCCAAGGCGGCGGCCGAGGCCTTCGCCGAAGCCACCAGTCAGGAGCTGGCGACCAAGGCGGATATCTCCCGGCTGGAAACCGCGCTGCAACTCCTGGAGCAGCGCATGACGATCAAGCTTGGCGGCATGTTGATCGTCGCCGTCGGTGTCATCCTTGCCGCGATCCGCTATCTATCGGTCGCCGGCTGATAGCCCAAAAAACCCCGCCGGTGAGGGCGGGGGTGGCGGGCTTCCGGCGGGTGTGATTACGGGAGGAAGTGCTTCATCAGGCCCGACGCCACCAGCATGGCGACGATGAAGCCAACCATCTGAATGGCAGTCGGAAGCTGGCCGACACGCCCCTTGAGTTCGCCGAATTCCTTGGCGCTCGGCATGTCCCTCAGCCGCTCGTCAACGCGGGCAAGAGACAGGTCCATCCGGGACAGCGGCTCTCCGAACCTTGTCATGGTCGCGTCCATCCGAGCGAGGATGCCTTTGATCTCGCCGACATCGGATTCCAGCTTGGTGACGCGCGGTTCGGTCATGGCTTGGCGGATGGCTGCTCTGGGTGTAAGGGCGGCTGGTAGGGTGGAACCTGGATAATGATCGGGGGCGACTGGATGGCTGTGGGCGCCTCGGGCTTGATCCAGGACAGGCCCCCGATGATGCCGCCAACGATGATGGCGACGGCGGCGGCCATGATCGCGATCCACTGGATTTTGAACGACCACAGATCGGCCTTGGTGGGAATATCCCCGATGCCGGCGACAAGCTTCTTCAGGTCGGCCTTGATCTCGTCGAGATCGACGCGGACATGCTCGAATTCGACTTCCAACCTCGTGACGCGCGCTTCCATGCCCCCATCATCGCAGCCGCCGCCGCCGGTTTCAAGCGTCACGTTGGTGCGAAGTTCCGCGTGAAGGAAGTGCACATTACTCATCGGCGGTCTCCCCGCGAATTTTCCGGGCATCGAACAGCATGACATAGCCGCAGCCGGAACAGATCAGCGGGACCATCCATGGGCCGACGTTTGCCTGCCCGCTTCCCCTGGGAAAGCACAGCGATCCCTGGTGAACACTCGATTCGCCGTCATCGCCGGGTTCGCTATACACCTGGACGTCGTCGCCGCCGCAGATGGGGCAGCGGGCGCTTCTTTCCTTCAGGTGCGCGGTCAACTGCGCCTCCGAGACATTCTTCCATTTGTCCATTCTCACCCCTCCTTCCGCTGGCCCCTGTCGGTTTGCACATTCCGCCCTATACCGACTTTTGTCCGCGGGGGCGTATCCTGCGGCTCGATGGTGAACTCATGCGCCTTTTGCAGACCTATCGGCGGAAAATGACGACATTCGCGCGACAATGTTGCCAGCAACAGAGTGCGGCAGCCCGGAGGGGTCTCCTAAGTAAATCCAGTCGAGCGGAATTCTGAACGCCTTCGAATAAGCGATAGCGCCGTCTAGGTCTGGCCGCCCCTTGCCTTTTTCCCATTGATTGTATGTATTCGTCGCCAGGCCGGAGCGGCGACACAATTCGACTTGACTAAGCCCAAGGGCTTCGCGCGTTACGCGGAGACGGAGCGCAATCTGTTCGACGCTCGTGATGGCGGAGCTTGACATGGGTGGATTCTCGCCGATGTCCGGTGCTGCCGTCAGTTCAAGATTCAAGCTGCTTGACAAACTTCATGCCACTTGAATTTAATGGGGTATGACCGCACACGAATTGATACAAGCCCTTGGGGGGACGGCGAGCGTCGCCAAACTGCTGGGCATAGGACCTTCGGCCGTTTCCAACTGGAAGGCCGCTGGCCGCATTCCGCCGCGCTGGTACCTGCGCCTGGCCCCTGAAGCCCACCGCTTGAATGTGCCGCTTGATGCCGGCGTCTTCGGCGAAGACGGGAGGGCGGCATGAGCGCCAGTCTCGCCGTTGTCGCGCGCCATGACGGAAGCTTCGCTCTGCTCATGCGGCAATCTGGTGAAATCTGCGCACTACTTGAACAGTTTCCCGAAATTCCGCTTGAGTTCCGCGATGCCCTTTTCCGCATCGCGGATACCGCGGGTGAATTTGTCAGCATCGACCCTGATCCGGGCGCCGCAACCGGGACAGTCGGTTTCGTGATTTCCGTGCGCCGGGAATTGACCGACTTTCTTGGCGATCTTGCGGCCGCATTGCGGGCAGGGGATTTCGACGGTTTTGTCCTCAAACATCGGGGCTCTCCGTGGTTGGGTGTTGCAACCTCTACGGTAGAGCAGGCGGCGGCCGTCGTCCAGTCGGCCGCCGCCGATGCCGTCACCGTCCCGTCCATCGTTCCCCTCCCCGCTTCCGACCCATCCACTCTCCCATCAACCGGGGGTCAATGACATGACCATGGCGACCGTCAACTTTCTCGCCTTCGATGCCAACTGGCTCGGCAAGATAACGGCCGAATTGATCGACGTGGTCCGTGCTGCGCCGCTCAATTCAGATTCGGACGCGTCCCGCCGCCTGACCGAAGTCTTTCGGTTGCTTCGAGCAACTGCCGCAGGACCGCGGCCGATTCGCCGCGAGCAGCTTCGGCGTCCATGGTGGAAAGGCGCCCGGCAATCGCCCTGTGGGCTTCGTCGGCCGTCAAGGTGCCCCTGTCGTGGAGGGCTGCCAGGATGCTGACCAGCGCCGCCTGGTATCCCGCGAGCATGCGCACCACCGGCACCAGCCGCGCGGCGATGTGGGCGTCGAGCCCGGCGAAGAGCCTTGCCGATATTTCGTCCTCGGTCATTTCTATCCCCTGTGCTGGCTGGTCCGTGGAAAGTCTCCAGCATAGCGGGTGCGGCGGCGGCCTGTCGATTGCCGACGCGCCGCCGCCAACCCGTCCGCGCCTCGACGTGGCATCCCATCATTCCCCTCCCCGCTTCCGACCCATCCACTTTCCCATCAACCGGGGGTCAATGACATGACCATGGCGGCCGTCAACTTTCTCGCCTTCGGCGCCGTCGGCGACGCCTGTGGCGCCTGGTGCTCCCGCTTCACCATCAAGGAATTGATGGCCGATTTCGGTTGCGCCGAGCAGACCGCCAAGCTGTGGCGCCAGGGCAAGATGCCCGAAAACCGCGCCCTGGTGGCGATGGTGGCGCGCTGGGGCCAGCCGTTCCTCCATTACATCTTCGCCCCCGCCCTGGCGGCGGTCGACCGCGACCTGGTCGCCCAGCTCGAGGCGGTCGAGGCCAGTGTTTCCCTGATGCGCGAAAGGATCGCCCATGAACGCCGCCGCTCGGCTGCTCTCCGCCTCCCTGCTGGCGCGGCTGGCGCGGGCGATGGCGTGGCTGTCGTTGCCGCCGGTGGCGCTGGCGGTGTGGCTGAACGATCGGGCGGACGCGCTGGCGCGGATGGCCGCAAGGCTGCGCGTCGGGGCGGCGTATTGGCGGGCCTGGCCGCGGCGCTGATGATGACGGCGGCGGCGTACGGCCCGCTGGCAGCCCTGTTCGACCACGGCGACGAATTCGCCACCCGCACCGGCCGGGCCGGGCGCGGCGACATCCGCCTCGTCCGCGCCGCGCCGGCGCGCTGGAGGGCGTGATGGCGATGACCCCCGCCGACCGCACGGTTTTCGGCATGCTGGTGCATGCCGCCGCCCGGGGGCTGCCCTGCCCGTCCAATGCGGCGCTGGAGCAGGCGTCCGGCATCGGCAACCCCACCCGCGCGCTGGAGCGCCTGCAGGCGGCCGGGCGCATCCGGGTCGAGAATCCGTCCAAGAACCAGCGGCGGGTGATCATCGTCGCCTCGGGCGCCGCCACCCTGCCGACCGTCATTCACGGCGGCGCGGCGCCGGAGGCCGAGGGCTGGCCGGTGATCGAGGGGCCGCGGGCCTTCGCCGCCGCCATCCGCCGCCTGGGCGCCCGCTTCGAGCGTTTCACCGCCGCCGACCGGGCGCAGCTGCCGTGGATACCCCGATGGTAGGCGCGGACGACCACCTCTGCCCGTGCGGGGCCTTCGGCGAATACGGCGCCCGGGTCAAGCTTTCCGACTGGCGCAAGGGCTACGCCTGGCGCTGCCGGGCCCACCGGGAGATCGCGGCGCCGAAGCCGGTCGAGCGGCTGCCGCCGCCCGCGGCGAAAGCCCCTGGCGGACAAGGGAGGCTGCTGTGAAATCCCTGGCGCGGATGGTCGCGGACGCCCGCTGGTATGCGACCGCGGGATCGCCGGGCACGGCGGCGGCGCTGGCCGAGCAAGTCGGGCGGGTGCCGCATGGCGACAACCCTTTCACCCAGGCGGGCGAGGCGGACCTTCACGCGGCGTTCGAGATTGGGCGGAAGCGTGCGCCCGCCACGGCGCCGAAGGGGCCTCCGGTGGCGGGTCGATGGCGCGGCACCACCCATGCGGCACGTGCGGTCAAGGAGGACGATTGATGCCGGCCCTTACCTTTCGGATGACGGAGATCGTGGCGATCACCGTCCTGACCCTGCTGCTGGCGGTGGCGTGGTGACGGCGCGCCTGCTCAATGCCGCCGCCGCCCTGGTATGGCGGATGGGCGATGGGGCCGGCTGGCTCTGCCGGGGCTGCTATCGGCTGTCCGGCCGGCTGCGCGGATTCGCCTATGAGGTTTCGAAACCCGGAATGCCCTCTGCGCCGCATGCCGTCCGGGTAACGAAAGGCCGCTCCCAGGGGGGGCCGCCTAACTTCGAATTTCAGGGGAACCATCATGACGACCGCCGCTGACATCGCCTTCCCCGATCCCGGTCCGGTTCCGGACCTGGTGTGGCTGCCCCTCGACGCGCTGGTGGTCGACCACCAGTATCAGCGTGACGCCAAGACAAAGGCCTCGGCCAAGAACATCCTGCGCATCGCCGAGAATTTCAGCTGGGCCAAGTTCCAGCCGATCACCGTGACGCCGCGCTCTGACGGCGGCTACGCCGTCATCGACGGTCAGCACCGGGTCGAGGCGGCGCGGCTGCATCCTGCCGTGTCCAAGGTCCCCGCCCTGGTGGTGACGGCGCCGGGGCTGCGCGCCGAAGCGCGGGCCTTCACCGCCATCAACCGCGATCGGGTCAACGTCAATTACCTGCAGCTGCACCATGCCGGCATCGCCGCCGGCGAGCCCGATCCGCTGCACATCAAGGATGTCTGCGACAAGGCCGGCATCAAGGTGCCGCGCAACCCGACGCCGGCCGGCGATCTCAAGCCCAACATGACCATGGCGCTCGGCGCCATCAAGAAAGGGCTGGAGGTGTTCGGCGACGGCGCCGTCATCGCCGCGCTGATCGCCTTGCGCGAAGCCTGGCCCGACCGCTTTGGCCATCTGCGCGGCCAGGTGATCACCGCCATGGTCCATTTCTTCGCCGCCCACCGGAATCACGACATCGATTCGGCGCGGCTGAAATCGGTGCTGGCCGGCTTCACCGCCGTCGAGCTGGAGACGACGGGGCGCGCGGTCAAGACGGCCTTCGGCGGCAACGTCACCGCGGCGATCCGCGCCACCATCACGCGGGCCTACAACCAGCGCCTGTCGGCCGACCGGCGCCTGCCGGAAGCGTGATCGGGCGCCCGCGGCATGATTTCAACTGCCTGCTCAAAGGGGGATTTCCATGACTGATCGTCTGCGCCCGGCCAACCGGCGCCCCAACGAATCGCGCGCCATCGACTGGGTCGACCCCTTGGGCGGCGGCTTCGGCCGGATCACCGTGACCGTCGGCTTCGGCGCCGACGGGCGGCCGATCGAGGTGTTCGCCCGGGCGGCGCGGCCGGGCTCGACCATGGACGCCATGCTCGACGAAGGCTGCGTGCTGCTGTCGCGCGATATCCAGCATGGCCGCTCGCTGGAAAGCCTGAAGGATCTGTTCCAGCGCTCCGGCGACGGCCGGCCGTTCACGCCGCTGGGCGCCGCGTTCGACGTGCTGTGCGACGTCGCCCTCGACGCGGCCCGGCCATGAGTGCCGAGCGGTCGTGGCGGGACATGCGGCCGCTGGCGGCGGTCGCCGTCGAGGCCGCATCCGAGGGGCCGGACGCCGCGGCGCGCTTGGCCGATCGGATAGCCGCGCGGGACGTTCCGCCGCGTCACACTCAGGCGGATGCGGCCGGGACGGGGGAGCCCTAGGTGCTGCCCGAATCCTTCCTCGACGAGTTGCGCGCGCGGGTTCCGGTTTCGGCGGTGGTCGGCCGTCGCGTCAAGCTGGACAAGGCCGGCCATGCCGGCGAGCACAAGGGGTGCTGCCCGTTCCACAACGAAAAGACGGCGTCCTTCACCGTCAGCGACGACAAGGGGTTCTTCCATTGCTTCGGCTGCGGCGCCCATGGCGACGTCATCGAATTTGAGATGCGCAGCGGCAACCTGCCGTTCATGGAGGCAATCGAGCGCCTGGCGGCCGACGCGGGCCTTGAGGTGCCGCGCAAGGATGACCCGGAGGCGCGCCGGCACGAGGAAAAGCGGGCCACCCTGCTGGAGGCGCTGGAAGCCGCCTGCCGGTGGTACGAGGAGCGGCTGCGCCGTCCCGAGGGCGCTGCCGGTTTGGCCTACCTGCTGGGACGGGGGCTGTCGGAGGAGACCATCGCCCGCTTCCGCCTGGGCTGGGCCCCGGCCGTCGGCGGTGTGCGTGCGGCGGGCCGCTTCCCCGAAGACCTGCTGCTGGAGGCTGGGCTGCTGCGGGCCAAGGAAGACGGAAGCCGCCGCGACATGTTCCGTGGCCGGGTGATGTTCCCGGTGTCCGACCGTCGCGGCCGGATCATCGGCTTCGGTGGCCGGATACTGGAGGCATCTGCCCCCAATAGCGCGGGTTCGCGGCCGCCACCGAAATACATCAATTCGCCGGCAACGCCGGTGTTCGACAAGGGCGCCGTGCTCTACGGCTTGGCCCTGGCCCGCGAGGGCGCCGGGCGCGAGGGCCGCGCCGTGGTGGTCGAGGGCTACATGGACGTCATCGGCCTGCACCAGGCCGGGCTGGACTTCGCCGTGGCGCCGTTGGGCACGGCGCTCACCCCCCATCAGTTGGACGAGCTGTGGCGGCTGGCCCCGGCGGCGCTGGTCTGCCTCGACGGTGACGCCGCCGGGCAGAAGGCAGCGGCGCGGGTGGCCGAGATGGCGCTGGCCCGGCTGGAGCGCGGACGGTCGCTCCGCTTCGTCACCCTGACGGGGTCCAAGGATCCGGACGAGCTGGTGCGCCGCTGGGGCGGCGGCGCCATGCGCGGGTGGCTGAAGCGCAGCCGGCCTTTGGCCGACGTGGCGTGGGGGGCGGTCGCCCGGTTAGAGGGTGGCGGCACCGACGACGACGACATCACCCCCGAGCAGATCGCCGAGATCGAGGCGCGGGCGTGGTCGGCCTGCGCCGCCATCCCGGATGCCTTCGTGCGGCGGGCCTACCTGGCCGATTTCCGCCGCCGGTTGCGCGGGATGGTCGCGCTGCCCGATCCGGCGGCGACATTCGGCCGATCGGCCAAGAACTTCGTGCCGCGGCCCCGCGGCGACAAACTGGCGCTGGAATGGGAGATGGCCAGCGAGGGCGATGCGGTCGAGGCGGTGTGGGCCTGGCTCGGCCGGCACGGCATCGCGCGCGACGCCCTGACCGCGGCGATCGGCGGCATCGGCCTGGTGCGGGCGCGCGTCGCCAAGGGGCGATGGGCCGGCGGCCTCGAATGGGCGGAAACGCCGCGCCCGCTGCTGTGGGAACCCGACGGCGACGTGTCGCTGGTGATCGTCCCGGAATGGGACGGCGACCATCTGCTCGACCTGGTCGGATGGAACGCCCGCACCGGCGCGCTGTACGGCCGCACCGGCGCCGCCCGCCTGCTGGGCGAGGGCGCCGCGGTCGAAGCGGCGGGGTTCGAGGCGCGCGGCCTGTCCCACCCGCTGCGGGTAGCGGCGACCCCCCTCTCGTGGCTGCGGAACGAAGCCGCCGGGGACCGGTCCGTCCTGGTGGTCGATTGGGGGCGGGCGTGGCCGGCGCTGGGCGGGCTGCGGTCGCTGGTGGCGGAGACGCGCGACCTGGCGCTGAAGCTGGACGAAGCGATCCGCGCTCCGAAACCGCGGCGGCCGGAAATCGCCTATGTCGACGGGGCGGCATGATGGGCACCGTCGTCAAGCTGAAAGACGAAAAGCGCAAGGGCCGCGCCAAGGGCGGCGGTGGCGGGGCGCCGCCGAAGTCCGAGTTGGACAAGAAGATCGCCGAACTCAACAAGCAATTCGCCGTCGTGCTGGTCGGAGACAAGGCGCTGATCCTGCGCGAATACATGACGCCCCGGCGCCGCGACGTCATCGGGTTCCTGACGGTGGCGGCGCTGCGGACCTATATGGAGCGCTACCAGTGGTACGACGCCAACCTCGACCGCGAGGTCGGGCTGGCCGACCTGTGGCTGCGCCATGCCGATCGGCGCACCTATGACGGCATCGACTTCGCCCCCGACAACGATATTCCAGAGAACTGGTACAATTTGTGGCGGGGATTTGCAGTCGAGGCGGCGGCGCCATACGACGACTGGCGCCAGCACGCCCGGCATTTTCCGACGTTCTACGACCACATGCTGACCAACGTCGCGCGCGGCGATGCCCACCTGGCGCGCTGGATATGGGGATGGTTCGCCAGCCTGATCCAGCATCCGACCGAGCGGATCGGCACCGCCCTGGTTCTGCGCGGCAAGCAGGGCGTCGGAAAAACCAAGCCGGGCGAGGTGATCGGCTCGCTGCTGGGGGCGCACTGGGCGCTGGTCGATTCGCCTAAGCTGCTGACCGGCGATTTCAACGCCCACATGATGTCGTGCCTGCTGCTGCAGGCCGACGAAGGCTTCTGGGCCGGCGACAAGGGGGCGGAAGGGCGGCTGAAAAGCCTGATCACCTCGCCCGTCCATTACATCGAGAAAAAGGGCGTCGACGCCGAGGCGATGCGCAACCTCGTCCGGCTGCTGGTCACCTCCAACAGCGACTGGGTGGTGCCGGCCGGGTTCGAGGAGCGGCGCTTCGCCTGCGCCGATGTCGGCGAGGGGCGGATTCAGGACAAGGTCTATTTCGCCCGCATTGACCAGGAGATGAACGAAGGCGGCCGCGAGCATCTGCTGGCCTACCTGCAGCGCTTCGACCTGTCAAAGGTCGACGTCCGCACGATTCCCCAGACCGAGGCGCTCTTCGAGCAGAAGGTCGCGACGATGTCGGAATTGCAGTCGTGGTGGATGGACCGCCTGCGCGAGGGGCGGCTGCTGGCGCAGCACGGCGACTGGAAGGACATGGTCCTGGTCGACCCGCTCTATCGCTCGTACGTCGATACCGCCGACCGCATCGGAAAGGCCCGGCGGTTGTCGAAGGAGCAATTCGGCATGGCGCTGAGGAAGATGGTGCCAAAGGATGGAATTCGCGCGACCAAGATGTGGGTCAATGAATTCGGGCCGGACGGCGAGACAATCCACAATTCCGACGGGTCTGCGGCAAAGAAAAGGCAGCCCGCCTACAAGATGGCCGGGCTCGACCCTTGCCGCGCCCATTTCTCCCAGCTGCTGGGCTGGCGGGACATCAACTGGGATGGCGAGGGAGAGGCGGAAAAAGGCGCCGCGGCGCCGGAACTCCCCCTCTCTGGGCGCGGCCAGGGGGAGCGGGATGGCTTCGGCCTAGGTGAGGATTGGGAAAGCTGAGGCCGGGCGGCGGGGCCGGGCTGTCCGGGCTGCTGTCCGGGCGATGGTGATCGGGAAGCCGGCGGAAACGCTGGTGGTGTCCGGGCTGTCCGGGCTGTCCGGGTGATTTTCTCCCATGTGTGCGCGCGTATGTGTGTGTGCGTGATGATTTTCACCCAGACAGCCCGGACAGCCCAGACAGGGTTAGGCAAATCAAGGGGTTGAGGCTGTCCGGGCGGTAATGCCGGACCCGGACAGCCCGGACAGGGAGGAAAGCGAATGGGCAGAACGTCGGAACAGGCCTGTGCCATGGTCGTCGGCAACGAATTCGGACCGGACCGGAAGGCGGCGCCGGTGGTGCGGCTGGCATCGGAGGTAAAGCCCTACAACGTGCTGGAACTGCGCGATCGGCTGCGGCCGATGGAGCAGGACGTGCTGGACCGGATCGATGAAGCTGCGGACGTCTTCCGCCGCTTGCCGCGGCTGCCCGGATTGCCCAAAGTCCACGCGATGGACGATCTGCTTCATCTTGGCATTAGCCGCGATGAGATGAGCCGTGCCGACGAGGTGATGTTCCGGTGGCTGCCGCAACTCCGGGGGCCACTTCGTGCCTCGGTGAAATACTACGTCGCCAAGGTCTCGTGGCGGAAGGCCGAAAAACGGGACGAATGGCGGCGAAGCAGGAAGCGGATTGCGGCCGATCTGTAGGAGGCCATTTCCAAGCTGGCGCTATACCTTGCCGGGTTGGGTGGGGGAGATGCAAAAAATAGTTTCCCAACCTGGCCCAAAAATGATACCTCCTTCGATTAGCTTGAGATACGAACGCCCGGATGGAAAACCCTCCGGGCGTTTCGTGTTTCTGGAGGCCGGAAATGGTCGAATTCAGCGTGCATTCGGATTGGATGGACCTGTACGGCCGCCTCACCGATATCGAGCGTCGCCAGCTTCCCTTCGCCGCCGCCAAGGCGCTGACGGGGACGGCGAAGGCGGCGCGAACGATGTGGCGTGCCGATCTGCCGTCGATCTTCGATCGACCCTCGGCCTATACCCTGAACGCCACCTTCGTGCAGCCGGCGACCAAGAACGACCTTCGCGCCACGATCGGGATTATCGACCGGCCGAATTCGAAGGGGCGCGCGGCGACCAAATACCTTGCGGCCGAAGTCCTCGGCGGCAACCGTCGGCTCCAGGGATTTGAGCGCCGCATCTGTGCGGCCGCTCGCATTCCGCCGATGTACATGTCTCCCGCGAGGGGGGTGAGGGTCGATCGACACGGTAATATCCCGCAGAAGCAGATCGGTGAGATCATCGATGACCTCGCTGCCCGCCCGCGCGGGGGAAAGGGGGCGGGAAAGGTCAAGATCGGGGGCTACTTTATCGGTATACCCCGACTCTGTCGGGTGGCGAAAATGGGCTTGCGTGGTGATTCGTGAAGGATTCAAATCGGCTTCATGATCCACGGCAACTTCCTGACCCCTGAGCAACGGCGCGACCTGACGATCCTGGCGCGGAAGCCCAAGGTGGAGCATCGGGTTGCGCGGCGGGCGAACGCGCTGGTGCTTCTGGACCGCGGGATGAGTTGCGAGGAGGTGGCCGAGGTTCTGTTGCTCGACGACGACACGGTGCGAACCTGGTTCAGCCTTTTCAAGCAGACCGGAGTGAAGGGGATCTCGGACTTCAAAGGCGGCGGCAGCACCGGCCAGTTGACCGAGGCGCAGATGACGGCGTTGAAGGCATGGGTCACCGAGACCCTGCCGCATTCGACGCGGGTAATCGGCGCCTGGATCGAGAAGACCTTCGGTGTCGTCTACGAAACCCGGGGCGGTCTGATCAAGCTGCTGAACCGCCTGGGGTTGGAGCACCGCAAGCCGCAGACGATCTCGCGCAAACTGTCGCCGGCCAAGCAGGCGGCCTTCATCGCCGCCTATGAGGCGCTGCTGACCTCGCTCGACGCCGACGAGGCGGTGCTCTTCGTCGATGCGGTCCACCCGACCCACGGTGTCCGCTCGGTCGGCTGCTGGGCGCCCAAGGATGTCAAACTCGCCGTCGAGCAGACCAGCGGCCGCGACCGCCTCAACATCCACGGCGCCATCGACCTTGAGACCGGCCAGACCCGCATGATCGACGTGCTGACCATCGACGCCGTCAGCACCATCGCCCTGCTGGTCAGCATTGAGGCCATGTACCCGGCGATGCGGCTGATCCATGTCTTCCTCGACAACGCCCGCTACCACCACGCCAAGATGGTGCGGGAATGGCTTGACCAGCCGGGACGGCGCATCGTTCTTCACTTCGTCCCCACCTATTGCCCGCACCTCAACCCGATCGAGCGATTATGGGGCGCGATGCACAAGGCCGTCACCCACAACCAATGCTACGCGACCTATCGCACCTTCTGCCACGCTGTCCTCGGCTTCCTGCGCAACGACGTCCCGGTCCAATGGCACGCTCTCCGCGATACTGTAACCGACAATTTTCGCGTCATAAACCCGGCTGAATTTCGGGTCGTGGCGTAG